AAAGGGTGAGATGACGGGGATTGCCCTGCCATATGTCGTGACGGTTGAAAAGGGAACTGGTAAAGTTCTCGCGGTACGGCGGAACTGGTATGACGGCGACAAACTCCACCTCAAGCGACAGCATTTTGTCCACTATCAATACATCCCAGGGTTTGGGTTCTACGGGTACGGCCTTATCCATCTCATTGGTGGTTACGCTAAGTCCGCTACCATGCTCATCCGCCAATTGGTTGATGCAGGCACTTTGTCGAATCTCCCCGGAGGACTTAAATCACGGGGCCTTCGGATTAAAGGTGATGACACTCCAATTGCCCCAGGAGAGTTCCGGGACGTAGACGTACCCTCTGGCTCGATCCGCGACAACATTCTTCCGCTCCCGTACAAGGAGCCGAGCCAAACCCTCTACACGCTGTTCCAGCAGATCGTCCAAGAGGGCCGCGCCTTCGCATCGAGCGGCGACATGAACGTCAGCGACATGTCGGCCAATGCCCCGGTCGGCACGACACTGGCCCTGCTTGAGAGGCAACTCAAAGTCATGGGTGCCGTGCAGTCGCGGATGCACTTCAGCATGAAACAGGAGTTCAAACTCCTCAAGACCATCATTGCTGACTATGCGCCAGAGGAGTACTCGTACGAGCCCGAAGAGGGCAGCCAGACAGCCCGCAGGTCTGACTACGACAACGTCGATGTCATCCCGGTCAGTGACCCCAACGCCTCCACCATGGCGCAGAAGGTTGTCCAGTACCAAGCCGCCCTGCAATTGGCACAGACCGCGCCGCAGTTGTACGACATGCCCCTTCTGCACCGCCAAATGTTGGAGGTGCTTGGCATCAAGAATGCCAACAAACTCGTCCCAATTGAAGATGACGCAGAGCCGGTTGACCCCGTCCAAGAAAACATGAACCTGCTGACACAAAAGCCGGTCAAAGCCTTCTTGGAGCAGAACCATCAGGCTCACATTCAGGCTCACATGTCAGCCATGCAGAGCCCGAAGATTCAGCAGCTTCTTCAAATGAACCCGGCAGCGCAAATGATTGTGGCCTCCACCATGGCCCACATCAACGAGCACCTTGCGTTTCAGTACCGAATTGAGGTTGAGCAAGCCATGGGTATGCCTCTTCCGCCGATGCAAGAAAGGGGCGACGATAAACAAAATATCCCACCCCAACTCGCAGATCAAGTGGCCATGCTTGCAGCCCAAGCAAGCCAGCAGCTTTTGCAGCGCGAGCAGCAAGGAATGGCTCAACAACAGGCGCAACAACAAATGCAAGACCCGGTGGTTCAAATGCAAATGCAAGAGCTTCAATTGAAGATGAAAGACCTTGAACTCAAAGCGCAAAAGCAAGCCACAGACGCAGCCGCAAAAGACGCGCAACTTCGCATCGAAGAATCGCGCATTGCGGCACAAAAAGAAATTGCAGCTATGCAAGTCGCGGCAAATGCAGCCGCTGCAAAAGACAAGCTTCATAAGGGCATGGAGCTTGAGGGCGCTCGACTTGGTGTGCAAATCGCCAAAGACCGAGCAATGACGAACAAACCAAAACCAACCAGGAGTCAGAATTGAGTGATGCCATCCATGCCTTGGCGCATGTGCAAAAAGAAATTGAAAAGTACCGGCAGGAGCAAGTGTCCTTTCTTGCAGCCAGCCGTGCCGATTCGTACGACGAGTACAAGAAAATCTGCGGAGTGATCCGGGGTCTTAACTACGCAGATCATGTGATTGATGACCTCGTGCAAAGGATAAAGAATGATTGATTACGATGTGGCCGCAGTGGACCTATCCGGCATTTTGAATAAAAGTGCAGAGGAAAAAGCCAAGCAGCTTCCTGACCCAAAGACATACCACATGCTTTGTGTGGTGCCCGAGGCGATAGCAGAGTATGAGGATAGCGAAATTCTCAAAGCCGCCCAAACCATGCACTACGAGGAGGTTCTGACCCCCGTACTGTTTGTGATCAAGCTTGGGCCTGACTGCTTCAAGGATAAGACTCGATTCCCAAGTGGGCCGTCGTGCAAGGAGGGTGACTTCGTCATCGTCCGACCCAATTCAGGCACCCGCCTGAAGATTCATGGCCGAGAGTTCCGCATCATCAATGATGAGTCGGTCGAGGCTATTGTTCAGGACCCGCGTGGCATTTCGCGTGCATCGTAAGGAGCGATAGATGGCAAACAAATTTGACGATGAAGATTTCAAGTTCCCTCATGAGAAATCTGAGGACGAGAAAGCCGAGAAGGAATCTCCTGAGATTGAGCTTGAGATTGAAGATGACACCCCGCCGGAAGATCGAGGCCGCAAGACAGCCCCTCCTCCACAAGACCCGACTGACGAAGAACTGTCGTCTTACAGCCGAGAGGCCCAAGACAGACTGAGGAAGTTCACTCGTGGGTATCACGACGAACGCCGAGCAAAAGAAGCAGCAGAGCGCGAGCGTCTGGCCGCAGAAGACTTTGCCCGCAAGGTCTACGAAGAGAACCGTCGCTTGAAAGAGCAACTGAAGTTTGGCAGCGAAGCTTTCATTGAAACCTCAAAGACGGCAGCGCAAACCGAGCTTGATGTTGCCAAGAAAAAACTCAAAGATGCTTTTGAGGCAGGTGATTCAGATGCTCTCGTGGCCGCCCAGGAGCAGGTGTCAAAGGCAACCCTCAAAATAGACCGGGCACAAACCATGCGCCCTGTCACCATTGAGGATTCTGAAGAGTTCAAGCCCGCCCCAAGGCAGCCGGATGTCGCACCAAAAACCAAACGATGGTTGGAAAAAAATGGCGATTGGTTTGGGGTTGACGATGAAATGACTCTTTCTGCTATGGGGCTTGACAAAAAACTTCAAAAGAAATATGGTGCTGAATATGTTGGTACGGACGAGTACTTCCAGACTGTTGACCGCACCATGCGAAAAAGATTTCCTGAGTACTTTGAAACTCAGAGCCATGAGGACAGTGACGATCCTTCAAGCAATTCGTCAACTCCGGCAGAGGATGAACCTCCGCGCCGTGCAAAACCAAGTACTCCAGTGGCCCCGGCTACTCGCAGTACCCCGCCAAGTCGCGTCAAGCTGAAGGCGTCTCAAGTTTCGTTGGCTCGAAAGCTTGGGATTACCCCAGAGCAGTACGCCAAACAGGTTGCTTTACTTAACAGAGGTGAATGATGGATCAACAAGCTCAAACTGATGCGCCCGTGCGTCAAAACCGTACACCCCGCGTGATGGAGTCGCGTGAAAAAAACATGCGAGTTCAGGCGTGGCGCAATCCAGAGACGCTTCCTTCTCCTGACGACCGTCCGGGCTGGAAACATCGTTGGATTCGACTGAGCATCATGGGTTCTGACGATCCCAAAAACATCTCCAGCAAGTTGCGCGAAGGATATGAACCCTGCAAAGCAGAGGAGTATCCGGAGTTGATGTTGCCTGCCGTTGACAGTGGCCGCTTCAAGGGCGGCATTGAAATCGGCGGCTTGTTGCTTTGCCGTATTCCAGAAGAGTTTTTGCAGCAGCGGATGCAGCATTTCGATGCCAAAAACAAAGCTCAAATGGAGTCGGTGGACAGCGCCTACCTTAGTGAAAATGACCGACGGATGGAAAAGTTCTCTGAACGCAAAACCCAGGTCACTTTCGGTTCCCGCTCTTAAATCAAGGAGTCTTTCATGGCTTTTCCCACCGTTGACCGTCCTTACGGTCTAAAGCCGCTCAATCTGTATGGTGGTACACCCTTTGCAGGTGCTACTCGCCAATATCGGATTGCTTCGGCGTACAACACAAGCATCTTCTATGGGGACCCCATCGAGATGATTAACGATGGCACGATTATCAAATCTGCTATCACTACCGCCCGTGCAACTGTGACCACATCACAGATCATTGGTGTTTTCTTGGGCTGCTCTTACGTTAACGCGCAAGGTCAGACCATTTTTGCTCAGTACTTCCCAGCAAATACCACAGCCCCTACAGGTACATACATCACCGCTTATGTGTGTAATGACCCTGACACCCTGTTCAAAGCTGTGATTGCTACTGGTGCTACTGCCAACGATACTACTTCTGGCTTGTTGCCTTCCTCTACTACTGAATTTACCGTTATCGGTACTAACGTAGCATTGGTGCAGAACTCTGGTGTTACCTCAACTGGCAATAGCCGTGTTGCGGTTGCCTCTTCTGCAACTACAGGTACATTGCCTATGAACGTTGTTGACGTTGTCCAAGACACGTCTTATGTCAACAGTTCTGGCAACGTTGTGTTCCCCGAGGTCATCGTTCGTTGGAACTTTGAGATTCATACAACCACTATCGCTTCTGGCGTTTGATCTAAGGAGTAAATAAAAATGGCAATTTCACGCGCACAACTGCTGAAAGAGCTGCTCCCCGGTCTGAACGCCCTGTTCGGTATGGAGTACGCTCGCTACGGCGAAGAGCACAAGGAAATCTACGAGACCGAGACTTCCGAGCGTTCGTTTGAAGAGGAAACCAAACTGTCTGGCTTCTCCGCCGCTCCGGTGAAGAACGAGGGCAGTGCGATTGCTTATGACAACGCGCAAGAGGCTTGGACGACTCGCTACACCCACGAAACCATTGCCCTGGGTTTCTCGATCACCGAAGAGGCGATTGAAGACAACCTGTATGACAGCCTGTCTGGCCGTTATACCAAGGCTCTGGCTCGTGCCATGGCTTACACCAAGCAGGTGAAAGCCGCTGCCGTGTTGAACAACGGTTTCTCCAGCACCTACCCCGGTGGTGATGGCGTTTCCCTGTTCAATGCGAACCACCCCCTGGTGTCGGGTGGCGTCAACAGCAACACTCCCGGTACTCAGGTTGACCTGAACGAGACTTCCCTGGAAGCCGCCGTTATTCAGATCGCAGCCTGGACCGACGAGCGTGGCCTGCTGATCGCAGCCAAGCCCAAGAAGATGATTGTTCCCCCGAGCCTGATGTTCGTTGCCAAGCGTCTGCTTGACACTGAACTGCGGGTTGCAACTGCTGATAACGACATCAACGCTATCAAGCAGATGGGCGCAATCCCCGACGGTTACACCGTCAACCACTGGCTGACTGACAACAATGCATGGTTCCTGACCACCGATGTTCCCAACGGCATGAAGCACTTTGTGCGGACCCCGTTGCAGAACTCGATGGACGGTGACTTTGACACTGGCAACGTCCGCTACAAGGCCCGCGAGCGTTATTCGTTCGGCTGGTCTGACCCCCTGGGCATGTGGGGTTCGTCGGGTTCGACCTGATGAGGTGTTGGCGGTGAGTAACCGCTAATCCGGACGGGGGCCTTGTGCCCCCGTTTCTTTTGCATTTAAACGCTTGCACGGCACGTTTAAATCAGATATATTGGCCTCATTCCGGGGTTTCCGGCGTTTCTGACAGTCCCGGCTGACGACAAGCAGACAGAGCGCCCACAGTTAACTCGCTTGTGAGGATCAAATGGCAAACACCACCTTCAACGGCCCAGTTCGGTCGCAAAACGGCTTTCAATCTATCACCACCAACAGCACCACTGGCGCTGTTACTGTGAACGCCACTTTTGGCGCGGCCACCAGTGTGACCGACCTAACGACCACAAATTTGGTCTTTACCGACCAAAACCACCCCACCACTGCCGCAATCAACGCTACGGCCACCGCCACCGCAGCAGAAGTTGCAACGGGTTACATCACCTCCACATCAGCGGCTCCAACGACCATTACGCTGCCCACGGGCAC